TTGATTGTTGTTGTCAATCAAAGCAAATATGTCAGCCATAATCTGAGCCGTATCCGAAAGCACTTCAATCGTGTTGGATTCAGATTCAAAAACACGATCCATCACAATCAATGCAAAGTTGTAGGTCATTAACTTCCCGGCTGACTGGAGATTGAACCCATCAGGATACAACCAAACAAGCGGATAGTACTCAACATTCTCAACCGTAAGATTGGACTGCTGACCTACACCAAAGTGACCGACCATCTTATGGCTTTCGGCTGCTTCTTGGATTTTTGTGATGATTTGGTTTAGGGTCATTCTTTAGGAATTTGAGAAGTTTGGCTTCGTTGTTCTTCTGCCACTTATTTGTCCGTGTCGGGGAAGTCGTATCCCCAAAAGCAGTCGTCATAGTTTGTAGGTAGATAAATTCCTCCGCTGAATGCGGTGTTCTTTGGTCTGATGGTGTCAAAGGTATTGCCAGGATTCAAGAATAACGGATAGTCGTTGGTGTTGGTACGCAAGTAATCACGCAATCTATTTGCATAGTATTCGGCTTTGTCACGATATCTGCCTTCAATCAATGTCATCTCTTCCACCGATACTGCACGAGCATTGTCAGATTCACGAGATGCAACCGACTTGTTCATCAGCTTGAATGTCATTGGCAACATTGCCTCAGTCAAAGTGTAGTATCTCAAACACGGTGCGATGTATGAATCCAAAAGGGTGGTGTTTAAGTTGGTCAGAGTTCCTGCGAATGCTTGAACTTGCAACTCATTGTAAATACCTGACCCGATGACATCCCGGATATAGATTTCTTGAGCTTCTTTGATTGCTGACTTAAGCAACTTGTCATCCACATTCTCATTCAACGGACTGTTGTCCTTGAGATAAGTGGTGCTTATGAAATATACAAAGTTCGTCATTTCTTAATTCTCCTTAATAATTGTTGTTGCCAAATGTGTCTGCATTGTGGCACATTGACATCTCTCACTGGGTCGTGATACCATCCGCCACGTCTTGACCAAACATCAATCTCCGTTTGCAATGACATCGCATCAATATCTGCACGAGAATACACGCGATTGCTACCAACTATTTGTTTGCAGAAATCACGCGATCCGGCTATCAGTATTCCACCCGACATTCCTGGTGCAAGTGCGTACTTGTAACGGACAACAATTTCGGTTTGTAACTGACTGATTTCATCCAATCCTTTTGGTGTTACTTCCAATCCTTGATTGTATCCTTTGATTAACTTGGCATCATTCAATTTTGCAATGGTATCAACCACCACTTGTGGATCTAACTTGGTGATGTTTACAATGTCACCTATCTGCAAACCTTTGTTTTCCTTAAGCACATTCAAGATGGCTGATTCAATCGCAGATGCGAAGTCAAACTTCATCGGTTCAAAGTTATCCGCTGGTTCGCCGTACTTCATAAAGACCGCCAAGTCACGCTCATCATCCCATCCAAAAGGATTTTGTGATGACATCGCAACGGGTGCTGATGAAGATTCCAACAAATCACCGCCAACTATCGGATCAAGTCCAGCCAATTGACGCTTCTCGTTGATGGTCATATTGGACAAGACATTGTTTGCAACCAACGGACTCAATGCGTTGATGGCATCGTTCAATGATGACTGCACTTTTACATTTGAAATTTGTGGAAGTCCTAATTCTGCACGAGCTTCTTCGTTTGAAATCAAACCGGCAGTAAATAACGCCTGATAATCCAATCCAATCGGTGGTTTGTTGATTGTTTCCAAGCGAACTGGAGAGATGAACTCAAACAAGTAAGTCAAAGTATCATCAATCTTTTGTTGTCTTGGTTCAATGTATGATTGTTGGAACATCTCATACGCTTCAATCATCTCGCTACGACCACCTAATTGACCCTCTACACGCACTCCAAAGAGCATTGGTGAGTTCACCTTGTGTGCAACAAATATCTCTTGTTGTACGGTCTTATTTAGCAAATCAAATTGCTTGTCAAAGTCCGATGGTTGCAAGTTGCTGATCACCGACTCTTTCTCTTGTGGGTCGTTGTACTGGATGATAAGTCCACCTGCATTGTCCGTGCCTTGATAATTCTCTTTGAATCGTCTTGCAGTTGCACGAGCTTCTTCAGGTGTTGGAATTCCCTTGAATAACTGGATGTGCGTTTGTGCGGTGAATCCGTTTTTGATTGAGTTCAAATAGTAATTTGAAATCTCGGTGTCTACTTCAATGTATTTCAACGCACCGATGTAATCAGGTAAAGGATATTCACCTTGACCGGGTCGGTAGAATTGACAATAATAAAGTGACTTAGATTCCCGTGTTGTTGCGTTGAATGGCTGATAGTGAACTTGCTCCGCTTTGCGGTCAGTCCAATCCTCGCAATACACATACTCGCCTTCAAGTCCTTTGCGGATATTCTTGAAAGGAATGTGATAAATCTCTGCAATTGCCGTCTTGGCTTTGTTCCAAATTACCTCAAGGCAATAGCCATTGAACAACTCAAGGTCGTACGCTATTTTACCTTTGACTTGGTCAAGGGTTTCGTAGGCGTTAATGGCTTTGATCTTGGCTTCGGCTTTTGCGATGTCAACGGTGTTTTGTCCAAATACTTTAGTGCCAACTCCAGATATATACGAAGCTTTTGAAGAAACGATTGCATTGTGTTTGGGGCTTTTGTTAAATAGTTCTATTAAAAATTCGGGATAGAGATTGTCCGCTCCGAAAGTGACATATCCCTTCGCCTTATTCTCTTTGAATACGGGAAGAACATTGTCGTGAAAATTAATTCTTTGGAAGATCATCTCTACTAAATAGCAATCATTCCTTTTTGTTTGAGAACTTGTCAATAGATGTGAATCCAAGACAAGCAATCACGATGAATTCTACTGCACTAACCAAATCGGGAGAAGGTACAATGTCAGCAGGACTAAGAGAATTGTGAGCCATAGTGCCAAACAAAACAAAAGCACCGATGATGCCAACGAATCTTTTGGATGATGCTTGTCCTTTGTCACCTTTGAAAAAATCTAAAAACTTCATATTTCGTTTGAGTTTAATAATGTGTAAGTGAATGAATTCCCGTGAAGTGCTGCGGCTTTTTTAACGATGACCATAAACTCGTCAAAGTCAGCTGACTTCTTGAACACCTGACAACCTTCACTCCAGTTCTCTACATAGGTAGAATCTGCACCGGCTTTGTGGATGTTGATGCCGAACACACCTTCTTGAATTTTGCTTTCATCATAGGTCATATCCTTGTTGGCATCACGATATACTTTCACATTCTTGGCTTGTTTCAATGCCTCATATTTGCCTTGATGCAAACCGATAGCGTGTGAACCACGATATTGACCAGCGACCAAACGAGCAACACCAGCAGCGTTGTGAAATTCCTTCACGCCTTTTGTTCCTGGATCAGTTGTCGCAGCCCACTTTTTGAATACCCAAGCACCGTTGTGTTTGTAGCTTAGAGTTAGAAAGTCATCAAATAGGTTTGTCACCTTGTTGCCGGTTGAACTTTGGCGAACACCGATGATGTTCAGATTCAATTCTCCGTCTGAGAAATAAGCGAATCCCTTTTTGATCATCGCAGCTTCAATTTGTTCTCTTGTCATCTTCCTTGTTTATTATATGGTTTGGTTGACTTATGTTTGTTTTTGTGCTTGGTATGTCTGCCCAGTTTGTTTTTGGGTTTCACTCTGAATGTGGATGTGTTGGTTGCCTTTGCCATTAGTTAAATATGTATAAACGGAAATACTCAAAGTCCTCTTTACCACCTTCTTCAACATAGTTCAACCACGCATCGTATGCCTTGCCTGATAGTTTCAATGGCACTTCGCTTGTATCAAGTCCAGCACCAATCATCTTGGCTGAAAACACTTCAACTTTCTTGGTCATCACATCAACCTTGTTCTCGGCAATGGCAACGGCTTCTTTTAACTGTGCTTTCTCTTCAACTTTCTCAGCGACCATCTTCTCACCCATTGCTTTTGCTTGTGCAGTTGCAACCGATGCCATCTCTAAATTCTCAGATATCTTTTGGAGCATCAGTTCCAC